CAATGGTTGCGAGTTTTTGCGCTTCGCGTAGTCTTGGCAACACTTTTTCTCGATATTTTGGATCTTTCCATCTTTTTATTGCTTCACGCCTAGTAGATTCTGTGATTGTTTTGCGATATTCTGGATCTTTCCAGGCATCTAATGCGGCTTGCCTCGATACAGATCCACGTGCTTCAGCAAATGTTATTTGACCAGAAAGTGCTTTCCATGCTTTTTCGTCCTGCCACCGCCCATATTCTTCGAATAACTTGCGGTGAGCCTCAGCATGCTCTTCTAATGTTAGCTCAACCAAATTTTCTGGATCGTCTGTGCCTCCAGCATGTTTCGGTATGATATGATGCTTATGTTTTGCTATCCAGTGACCATTTTTATTTTTATATCGAGCAGTCATCCTCGTCTCATCTTAGCTTTCTACAATGAACAGTTTACTTTCGTGGACAGCAATGCGTGCATAAGGGTCATTGATTTTAATATCTTGAACCCTTATGCCACCATTCTTTATCTGCCTCCTTGCTTCAGTCTTAGACTTGACTAAACCAGATCGGACAAATAATTCAGCTACATCCATGCCTATGTGGTTCTTCACCCTCGCCTCATCTTAGCGACTTCTTCAGCCTGTTTCTTACCACGAATCGGAACTGCATTTGATTTATGCATGGTCGCGATGCCGATGATCTCGTCACCAGTGTAAACTTTTTCTTCTTTCTTAGCCATGGAAGAATTATAAAATTGGTCGGAGTGGCAAGATTTGAACTTGCGACCCTCTGGTCCCAAACCAGATGCGCTACCAGGCTGCGCTACACTCCGGTGATCATGGCTGGAGGTGAGAGGAATCGAACCTCCCGCTCGGTTCGCTTGACTCGACCGTGCCCCATCAGTCAAGGTTGAGGCATTAGCTCTACCAGACCCTCCTAAAACTTTCTTCAGAAACTTAGCATGCTCAGCCTCTGCTTTTAGCTGAGATGCTGTTTTCTTGCGCTTCTTAGACTTACGAGATAATCTCGTGGTCGTATAATATGCTGGCATCAAACCCATGATCATACTCTATCATAATTTACAACAAAAGCAAGGGAGTTATGAGTCGGGTGTTTCGACCCAAAATTTACTATCGGGCATAGTCTCCTCAAGAATCGCCATAAGCTCCATAGCATTACCGAAATCTTCTTCCTCAGCAAACTCGACACCATCAACAAACAGCTTAAACATTTAACCCTCCGTCTGAGTCCAGTTGAACACGGTGAAATACTTAGGAGCCTTCTTGCGCTCGATGCGACCAGTTTTAGTGTTCATCTTGTTGACCTCAACGATGCGTCGAAGACCGATACCTTTAGAACCCTTCTTGACTTTCCGACCCATCTTACGAGCCTGAGCGAAAGTCATGAAACGAGGATCCTCGTAACCAGAGGTCATGAGGATATCGGCGTTTTGACCAGTATAGGGGCGATTTGTTAAAGCGTTGATCATAATATATTCTCCTCTCAATCAATATATACATTCTAGCATATAATGAGGATATTGTAAAGTGAAAAAAGGAAAAAAAGTAAAAAAAATTAAAATTTAGGAGAATATATGGTGACCAGCTCCTCTTTGCCCTTAACTTTGATCTTATCCAGCTCAACACAGGTAAATTCCTTCGGCAGCTGCTCTTGAGTGTAGGATGAAAGTATAACTGGGGTCACATTACCAGTTTCGGTCTTATAGTTTCGAGTCGCTGCCTCTAATCTAGCAGCTAA